GTTCGCGCACAGTTGTCGGGTCTTCGCTCGACATCGCTTGCCGCGCTAGGTCTGCCTCGCTCTGAACGCGACGCGGAATCCAACCCAAGGCAAGTCGAATAGCCGTGCCGATGCCTGTCTGCCACAGCAGCACCACCAGCGCGACCGCCACGACGGCTCCTAGACCCCACTGAATCAGCGTCGCCCAAAATGGAACGATGTCTTTGACACTGGCCACCGCTGTTGAGATCTGCGAAATTTCATGCAAAATTACTGCGGTGTCTTCTTTAATTACAACAGCAGCAGCCACGATTTCTGGCTGACTAGAATTTGCAGCAATAAAAGAAGCACGCTCAGAGATGCTGTGTGCGCTACTTGCGGCAATGCTCGCGCTGGAGGCGATCTCTTTGGTCGCTGAACAGCCCGCTGTGAGAGCGACGAGGATTATCGCTTTGTAAACCATGCTTTGATTTCGTTGAAACCAAGTATCGAGCCACATAGCCAACCGCCAACCACGCACAAAGCAGACCACCACAAAGTGCCGATAAATGAATCCATGTCATGTCCTCCATTATTTCGAGTTCATCCGATCGATTTTCAACGCTAGTGCAGCAATAGCCTCAGTGTGTTTTTCGTCTATAGATTGCCCTCTAATCATAGCCTTGGTCAGATCAGAAGCAATGAGACGCAATTCTTGCGTGTCCGATGCAATGCGTGTCAATGTCGCATCACGACGACCAAGGTCGACTGCGTAAAGACCAAGCGCAATCAAGATCCCGATCAGTTGACCGACCAGTACAGTTGTCTGAAGCGGTGTTAAAGATGGCTTTTTGAGAGGAGCCATTATGCGCATGTCCCATCAATGGCGTTAGAGACGCAAAATGAGAATGCTTGCGATCCGTCGGTCGCATTGATTGAAGCGTGCATCAACACGACCGTACCAGTGGCGATCGGCTGCAATGTAAACCCGCTTGGAATGTTGGCGTGTGTAAAGCCTGGCCCGTTTTTTGTGCCGCTTGTTTGCTGCAATGCCTCAACAGTGTTGTACGCAAACCCGATTGTCGTGGTCGCACTGGTGATCGTGCTGCCACCCTTTGTCTGAAACTTCTGAATGGTGTCCGTGTATTGCTCGGCTTCTTCCCAAGCATATTTCCAGCGTCGACCAGTGATGATGACTGTGTTTGCTGTGATTTTGGCGAGGAATACATCGAGCACTCGCGGCGCATAACGACTCAAGTCGTTCTTTTTTTTCTCGTTGACTTTGTCCGTGAGTTTCTTGAATCCTCGTTGAGAGAATGGGCCGAATGAGCCATCGATGTTCGGCTTGAGATTCATTAGGTTGTCACCACTCCAAGACTTGCAAAAGAATCAGTGCCTGGAAATGGTTGCTTGTAATAAACTTTAGCGGCTCGCCACGGATTGCTGACAGATACCACTGCTCCAGCAGTCACTTGATCGGGAACCACGCTGCCATCTGCATTGCGAAGTGGAACTTGTTTTAAGTGAAATGTCTGTGTGTCGAGAGTGAATGAGAAGTTGACTTCGTATTGATTCGGGCCGATGCGGCTTGAGGTCGCTCCGTCGAATACAAGCGTGCCGATCGGGCAAGCAAGATTTTGAGATGTGGTCGCGCTTGCTCCAAAAGTAAAAATCGCACTATTCCTCTTTCCGATTGTGTTGGCAAACACTAAATAGTTCGGTCGACCGATTACGACATTGCGCACGCTGATATTGAGCACACCTTGGATGCTCGAAATAGGATCGCCTGCGCTGTCAACTTTTGCCCCACCAATATCAATCAGAGTCGGAGCAGTTATGTTTGCATCGGATGATGGCAGCGTCGCACCAGTGCGCCACACATCGACAATATTCGCCTGCGCGTTAACTTCGATGGAAGTGAAGCCAACTTGTTTTTCTTGTAAGATGTCTTGACCTTCAACGGATGTCCCGTCGATTGTCGTAGACGCTTCAAAAGTGTGAACGCCTGTCCAGTATTTATCCATGCCTTCCTGCACTGGCGTGTAGGTCGCTCCAGTAAACGACATCAATGTTTCCATTGTAGTTTCGTTGCCCGCGCCGAAATCAAGAGTGCCAGCGGCGGAAGCACCAGTTCGTATTGCGTGAATATCTAGTGAATTTCCTGAATTATCATAAATCAGAAATGTCGTCGAACCTGTCCACTTGCCGCGATCGTAGGAGCCTGTTCGGCTCGTCTGTTGCCAAACTTGTGTCATGGCGTTGCTCCTATGGCTTGATTGAGTTTGACCAACTGGTCGTATGTGCCCTTGGTATTTGAAGCGGTCTCGATTGCTTTGGACAATGCTTCTTTCGCCTTCTCAATTTCTTGAGATTTTGAGAAGTCTGTAACGCCTTGCAACTTAATAGACCCGAGCGCGGAGTCAACGCTGGTCGCGCTGGCGGTTCTGTTGGATTGCGCAGCGTCTAAATTTGCGCCCGCTTCATTCACTCCCATGTTGGATTTTGAGAGTTCTTCTTGGGCAGACAACAGGTCTTCTATTGCTTTTCCGCGAGATTCTTCGGCTTGGACTGCATCCCACGCGGCCATGCCTTGCTCTTGCAAAGCGATGGTCATTCCCTTCATCGTTCCGAGTCTAAAATGTTCTCTTTCTCTAGCAGTCTTTCCAATCATTTCCGCTTGCAATTCCAATCCGTTAATTACTCTTTGAGCGTTTTCAAAATCTTTTTGAGCAGACAATTCATCATCTACTATTTTTTTATTTGCAACAGCAGAATCATAATTTCTATTGGCTAGTTCAATTTGATTTTCATCCATTCCAGCATTCATCATGCGATCACTCAATGCTTTTTTAGCCAACTCAGCGGATGATTTTTCAATCAAAAAACTTCCATCTTTAATTGCTTGAAGGTCTTTTTCAAGTTGTATTTTTTCATCTAGTATTTTTGCGGATGCTTGAGAAGCAGCATAATTTTCTTTTTCTTTTGCGGCTGCTTCAATTCGACTTTGTTGCTGCTGTTGCTCTTGTCCCAACGCTCCACCCATGTACCCGACTGCGTCAAGCATGGAAGCAATTAACTTGCCTCCTGATCCCACGATTGGCAACCCCTCTAGGGTTGTTGATATTTGTTGCCCTATTGCGGTCACAGCATCCCCAAACCCTTTTATGCTTCCATCTTTAAAACCCTTTACGAGTTCATTTGCCATATCTAATCCAGCCTCAATCAGTCCAATCGTTCCCAATCCTCCGAGAATATTTTGCATTGCACCCTTCAACTGTTTAGCGTTGATTTTTGAAATGCTGTCTCCAATGCTCGTCTCCATTTTTTTTGTTGCAGCAGCGGCAGCCTTAGCACCCGCTAAGAAATTGTCGTTGTTCATGTAAGTGTTAACGACAAATGATCCGACTGTAGCCATTATTTTATTCCCATCTGACGCTTGAGTTGGTCAAGTGATTTTTGCGGGTTCTGTTTTGGAGCCTCGTAGTACGGCATGAAATCATGCGGGCTGAACGACTTGGAATTGCTTGATCGATGCGCGTTTGCAACAGTCGACGCGACAATGCCCGCGCCGAGGTCACCGCGCTGGCGTGAATCAAGGCATCCAGTGATGCTCTGATATGCGATCCATTCTTGAAGTTCTATTGATGACATTCGATTTCCTAGTTCAGCAACAGTCATTTTCAATTCAGCCGCAAGCGTGAACATGAACAGCCTCAGGCTGCGGCTTCTCAGTTTTTTTCGAGTTCCTCTGCATCCTTTGCGCCGAGACCCGATAGACGCTGGCAGTGCTCATAGAGTTTGTCGATCACGCTCGCGGGCATTGCGCCCACTTCTGCGACCTCCGCATCCGTGAACAATCGCACGCCAGCCTCGTCGGTAATACACCTCACGACGAGACTGGCGCGGATGTTCTTCACGCCCTTCTTGATGTCACGCTCCGAGTAGACATATTGCTCCCATTGATCCCTCTCGCTGGCCGTGAGACCGCGAAGAGAGACGAGACCATCGATGCCCGCAACCTTGACGGTGGCGGTCGGAATCTTGAGCGCAAGTAGTTGTTCTCGAATTGACATGTGGGTTCTCGATTAGGTGATGGTGAGTGTGCCTGTGATTTGCAAAGTCACGGATCCTGTGATGACTCCATCGACAGCGGCTTTGTAGTCGTAGCCTGTGATGATTGAGGAGCCAGAAAATGTAGAACCGTCTGCGCTTGCGATTACAAACGCAATAGCAGCGCGTGAGGTGACTGTGGACTTGATCAAGTCTTGACCAGTATTCGCACCGTCAGAATTGAAATCGCAAGAAATCGTGCCTGGTGAAATAATTCCAGGCAAGAAAGTCTTTGTAGTTGCTGCAAGATTTGTCGATTCAACTGCTGACAATCCAAAACCAGAAACATTGAGCGAAGTAATTTCTCCAATAAGTGTTGGAGTTGCTCCTAGTGAGAGAGTTGTTCCTCCGTTTGCTACTGAAACTGCCATGTGATTATTCTTTCTGTGTTATGGCGCGGATCCATCCGTCAACGCGACGGGTGATGGAGCCGATGCCGTATAGTAAATTTTCAGAGTAACGCTGCAAACGAAAGCACCAAGTTCGGTTCCTTCGCTTCCCATGTCGTAATTCATATTTGTTCCATCGATGCGAATACTTTGAATCGTCATCGGGCTATTCGTCGTAGTTGGAAGCAATCCTTTTGCCGCGTATAGATCGACCCGCACGCGGTCTGCAATGTTTGCCGCAGATATGAGCGAGGAGTGAACGCAATCAACGACGATAGTGGCGACCCGAAGGCGATCTGCTCCTGCAAGAGTTTGACTTGCTGCGTCGTCGTTCTGTGCGCTGACGACAATAAACGGCATTGCAGTCGCTGGCGTCACAAATGACTGGAAGATCTTGGTAGAAGACCCAAGAGCCGTGATTACGCTCGGAGCCTGTTGTAAAGCAAGATGGATGGCTTCAACGAATTTCATGGATTCTTTAGCCTCTTTGCCATTGCATTTTCCCATCGCTTTAAACCAGCGCGAACTTCGTCTCGCAATGAGACCTCGACGCTAAACGATAATTGTTCAAACACTTGTCTGAAAATTCTCCAACCTGTGAACGCTCGCGCTGGATCCTTGTAACGGCCGAACTCGATAAGCCAGGAGTTTTGTGTCGATCCAAACATCTTGGCCCACACAGATAATCCTCCACGAATTGGTCGCGGCTTAATCTTGTTTTTTAGAATATTTTGAGCAATCAGCATGCGGCTCTCGCCTTGCGGATGCACTACATCTCGCTTGCCTTTTACGCGCTTGCCAGTCCAACCGCTTGTCCAACCACCCGCCCACCGCCACGACGCTTGCGCCTCAGTTTGCTGACCATCCCATTTTCCGACTTTCGTTGCGTAGTAGCGTGCGGCTGTAATGCGCATTGGCTCCATCGCTTTCTTTTCGGCGCGAGATAGAATTTCAAACAGATGATCCACTGCAAGTTTTTGCATTCCTTCTTGGAACTGCTTGAATCCTTGAACATCTCTGCGAATTGTCATCACTGCACCTCTCGACATTGCATTGTGAGTGTGTGACCTGCTGACTTGTAGTCGACGATGGAGACGATCTCAAATGTGGTGGAAATCGTTGTGCCATTTGTTCCGCGACTCAGACTTGCTGTGAAGCGGTCGAATGGCTTAATGCCTGGATAGAAGTTCGTTGTGATCTGATGCGTCACGACCTGACTGAGAGCCATGTGGTTGGTCTTCTCCACCGCGCTCGAGTCTTTGATCTCGCCGAAGATGGTGTCGCCAGCCGTGTATGTATAAGTCGGTGTTCCAAAGGAAGTCAGCGTCTGTGTGCGTGCGCCGATCACCATAGGTGTTCGCATCATCCCGCTGTTCATTGATATTCTCCGCTCTTATATTGAGCAATCAAAGCGGTGATAGTCTTTGGAACTTCAAATTGTTGACCTGGTGAAAGCGTAGATCTGTAATCGTAGAGCGTCGAGCACTGCATCAGAAT